GACAGAAGATACATCAAAAATATCTTTGAAACTTGCATACAAAATTACATCCACATTCTAAACGGAAGAACACAAGTACAATATTTTACGATGAGAGAGGAGCCGGAACACAAGTACACTAACTTCAATTCATTATGGAATACAGTTATAAACAACTTTCATACTTTTGGTAGACTGGCCACATTCAGTTATCTGGAGTTCCTTAAAGTAGCTGGATTAAATATTGATTGTAATAGTTTATTTCTTGACGACATTAGTGGCTCCAAATCACATCGCAACGGCCTATGTAAAGTACTTGGAAGGGATGATTTAGATTGGTATAAGTCAGAAGTGATTTATGATGAGCAGACATTAAACTGGCTAGAGTTAGAAGGCGAATTACTTTTACAAGAAGCAAAGGAAAGATTTCCACACGAGGATTTATCATACTTCACTTTAGAGACAACATTGTGTTGTTACAAGTCTTGGCATAGACCAAACAGAAGATACCCAAACGTGTATAATGATATGTTCTATGAGAGAATAAAATATGCAGAGGGCAAATGGAAGCGAAGGTTATCGATATTCTGGGAAGCTAGAAACAAGTTCTTACCAAAAGAATTAAGATTAGAAGATAACAAATCAGATTTCGGATTAAGCAAAACAAAACAGAACCATTACCGAATAACTGGAGAAGTAATAATGATGAATACAGATTGGGAATGCTTTGATAATGATTATAACGATTACGTAAAAAACAGATTATGAAAATATTATTAATAGGTATGTGTGGAACTGGAAAGACTTGGGTAATGGAACAATTAATTCAATACTATGTGTTATCACATAAAAGAAAGGCCGGAAAGATATATTACCATACAGACAATAAAATAGTTGTGCTTGGAAAATACGATGGCTCAATGTATCAAGGTTCAGATAAGTTATCGATGAGTGTAATGACTGATGTGGATGCATTTTTATCTTGGAACAAAACTACTATAGTAATTGCTGAGGGAGACAGATTTACAAATGGAAAGTTTATAGCCAAAGCAAATCCTATCATCATTAAAATAACAGACGATGGAGTGGTAGGTAGATTAAAAAGAAACAGTACTCAATCGGACCGACATTTAAAATCAATTCAAACAAGAGTGAATAATATAAAAGCAGACCACGAAGTAATAAATTCAATTGAAGCGTTACAGTTAATTAAAAACCTAATAGAAAATAGTTATGGCAAATAGTGACATATTAAAAAAAGGAATGGTAGAAGCATTGGAGAAAACTTTAGGTATAGTTTCAACAGCGTGTAAAATGGTAGGCATAGCCAGATGGACACATTATCGTTGGATGGAAGAAGATGCCCAATATAAGAAAGATTGTATGGACATAGACAATATGACATTAGATTTTGCAGAGAGCCAATTACACAAGCAAATAGCTGAGGGTAATACATCTGCTACCATATTCTTTTTAAAGACCAAAGGAAAGAAACGAGGGTACATTGAAAGAGTTGAAATGGATAATGGAGAAGATAATAACTCATTCAGAGTAGAAGTAATTGAATGAAAGATATAAAGACAAATATAGTCTGGAAACATTTATCACAATCTGATAAAAGGATTATCATCGAGCAAGGTGGTACAAGAAGTGGCAAGACTTATAATATTCTGATGTGGATTATATTTGATTATTGTGCAAAGAATAGAGGAAAGATTATTACCATTTGCAGAAAGACCTATCCAGCACTTAGAGCAACTGCTATGAGAGATTTCTTTGAGATATTAAAAACAAATGGATTATACGATGAGAACTTACATAATAAATCTTCCAGCGAATTTAAGTTTAAAGGCAACGTAATAGAATTTATATCTCTTGATAAGCCGACAAAGATTAGAGGTCGTAAAAGGGATTTACTTTACGTAAACGAAGCCAATGAGATAACCTTTGAAGACTGGCAACAATTAATATTCAGAACAACTGGAAGGATAATTTTAGATTACAATCCTTCAGATGAATTCCATTTCATATACGACAAGATAAAGCCACGTGACGATGTAGATTTTTTTATCACTACATACAAAAATAATCCTTTTCTATCTGATGAAATAATATCAGAGATAGAAAGACTGAAAGACATAGACCCAAATTATTGGAAGGTTTACGGACTTGGAGAAGTGGGAGCAAGTCAGTCGATAATATTCAGAGTTCAAGATTGTGCAGATATACCAGAGACTGCAACATTCCTTTCATACGGTATGGATTTTGGGTTTACTAACGATCCAACTACGCTGGTAGAAATATGGAAACAAGGAGACGATTTATTCCTTAAAGAATTATTATTCAAAACTGGTTTAACCAACAGAGATATAGATAGTCATTTGCGGTTGCTGGGGGTTGAACGTAAAGAAATATATGCAGACAGTGCAGAGCCAAAATCAATAGAAGAACTTTACCGAATGGGTTGGAATATCAAACCAGCTACCAAAGGACAAGGAAGTATAAATATTGGAATTGATATGATGAAGCGATACAAAATACACATCACACGAGACAGTTTGAATATGATTAAAGAATTCAAGAATTACAAATGGGCAGAAGATAAAAACGGAGTAATACTAAACGTTCCAGTTGATATGTTTAACCACACAATCGATGCAGTACGTTATGGATTATACGATAAACTGGCCAGACCAAACTATGGCAAGTACGCAATAAGATAATAATAACTCACAAATAAAATAATTAACCGTTATATAAGTATGAAAATAAATGTACCAACTGATTTAAGAGATGTAAAATTATCTCAATACGTTACATATTTAAAAGAAGTAAAGAAGGCCGAAAAGAAAAGCAATCCAATTGAGTATATCAATATTAAAAAACTTGAAATATTCTGCAACCTTACATACAAAGAAGTATTAAATATAAAAGCAAGTTCTTTCAATCCTTTGTGTATTCACATAGATACTGTACTTCAACAAGAAGGAAGGTTTACTGAAATAATAAAATTAGGAGACATAAAATTTGGCTGGGTTCCAAATCTTGATGATTTAAACTGGGGTGAATTTTTAGATTTGAATAATAACATTTCAGATTGGGAAACTATATACATATCGATGGGAGTATTATACAGACCAATTAAAAGGCAACGTAAAGGAAAGTATCTAGTTAAAGAATACGAAGGTGACAAGTATCATCACCTATTGAAAGATATGCCGATGGATATAGTAATGGGTGCCAATGTTTTTTTTTGGAATTTAGGGATGGACTTGGGGATAGCTACGGTGAATTATTTAATGGAGAAGGCACAACTGATGCCGAGCAGTCAAACTTTAATTCAGAATGGGGATGGTACTCAACAATCGACGAATTATCTAGTGGAGACATTACAAAGTTTAAAGAAGTAATATCATATAATATCCACACGTGTATGAAATCTTTGTGTTACAAAATATCAAAAGCAAAGAATGAGAATAATAAAATAAAGAAACAACTGAAATCAAATGCAAGATAAAAAAGGAGTAGAAGCATTATATCAAATAATTGATAAAATGAAAGAAGAATTAGAGAGCAATCCATTTGTAAATAAAGTTACAGTAGGTAGGCTTACAGAAATCGATTTGGCTAAGCAAACAATATTTCCATTATCTCACATAACTTTTAATAGTGTAACGCATAATACAAACACGCTATCATTTGATTTGACTATCTTTAATCTGGATATTGTAGATATTTCCAAAGAAGGTGAAATAGGAGTTTACGGCAACGATAATTTATTTTACATACTAACTAATCAATTATACGTTATCAATCGTCTAATAGCACGTTTACGTAATTCAACCTTGTATAAAGATGGATGGGAATTAGAAGGCAGTCCATTAAGTGATACTATAGATAAAGAGATGGAGAATATGTTAGCTGGGTACGAAACGAATATTACAATTATTGTTCCAAACGATATAAATACTTGCGGATGAAATACGATAATTTAAAAGATGCTTTAAATACATTTGGTGATGCAGTAGTATCAGATGCAAAAAAGAACTTAAACGCAAGTGGGAAAGTAGATACTGGCCAACTTCAAAATAGCCTTAAAAATTCTGGAGTTATATTTCATAAAAACAGTTTAACATTAAATATTAGAATGTCAAACTATGGAGCATTTATAGAGAAAG